AATCAGGCAACCCGCTTTCAATGGCTTTCTGCCTATTCTCTAGCGAGTCCATACGCCCTGATAATCCACCAGTCATAACCGAGCGGATAGATTCACCGATGATACCAAATTCCACTGATTCGTTGCGCTCGTTGACAAAATCGTAAACAATTTTAGTAACTTTAGCGTCATCCTCTGTGATCCCGATAGATGGATAGTAGACGGGTACGATGTCGCAAAACTCCAGCTCCTCAATGATTTTGTTATCTTGGTAGTCAAGAGTGCTTGCCAAGTCCACGTACTCAATTTTGGTATTGATTTTAGGAGCGCCAATCTTATTGTGCTCCATAAACTTCAATGCCATAGTTCTCAGCTTGTCAGGGGTTGGAATTTCCTTCTCCTTAAACTCGCTGGAAAAATCCACTACTTTTATACGTCGATTAGCGTACATGCTGATGTATTTGCTGTCTACATAATCGCCTGGTATTGTTACCGTGATAGGTGCTGGCGTGCTGTCGCTTCCTTGGCTATCTGGTGTGTAAGTAGCAAACGGATAGACTGAGGTGTAGGATTCTTCGATAGATTCATCGCTCTCTGCTGATATGATATTCCTACCATATTCCAAGACCGTAGGAGCTCTTCTACCGAGTTGTTTGTGCAACCTAACAGTTAGGTTGTCAAACTCGTATTCACCGCCCCAGACGTCCAAAATTGAGCCCTCAACACCACCGAGAGCAAGATACGCGTTCGTCATCTTGTCTGCAGTAAATGTTGTGCTCCCCGTCGTGTCAATATCTGACCAAGTGGAGAAACGATAGTCACCAATCAAATTATTAGCCCAGATAGCAAGAGCCACGGAAGCTGTACCGCTTAGGTTGATTCCATGACGCACTGCCATGTACTCTAGCTTGTGCTTGATGTGACTACCATAGATTTTCAAAACTCCGCTACTGTCTTTGACAATTCTGGATATTTCAAAAGTCTGATTCTTCGTCCGAAGTCCAGCGTCTGCCTTAATTTTCATTTCTTTTTCTAAGACAGAGGCTAGAGGGCCATTAGCTGGATATTCCGCATAAAACGTGTAGAGACCGTTTCTCTCGCGGGTGACATTTCCTGTTGTTACATCAATTTCTCCCAACCCGTAAGTGTCGAATTGTTGCTCATTCTTATTAAATAAAATAGGCTTCAAATCTTCACCCCCCAATTAGGAATTATCGAAACTGTAAAATTGCCATCCCAAGAAATACGGTTATTTTTTGGCTCTAAGTAAGGCATCTTATACTGCGGTGCTCTGACCACTTTATCCCAAGCAGGAAGCCCTCCGCTGTAGACTTGATTAGTCTGCATGTCAAGGGTTATTCCTCCTTGGATATCTTTTAGTTTGGTCTGTCTGCCGTTGATTGTAATAGTCATCGTTCCATTGCCTGAGATAATAATCACGGGCTTTGCGTTAACATTGCCCTTGCCTTGGATAGTCTGACCATTCGACACAGTCAAGCGATCCCTGCCGTCCTTATAAAATTTGATAGGGTGACAAAGGAAGTTTAGCTTTACGCTACCGAACTGCCTGAGAATTTCTGAGATAGAAAACGTCTCAAGAAATGCTGCACGGTACACGAAGTCAGAATCCCATGAGAGGATTAAATCTTTGTATCCGTTAACAGCAAGCCAGTCCGTCAAGCGCTCCCCGATTTTGGTTAAGTCGCTCTTTGTACTTATCCGAAACGGAAACTCTTTAGTTACTGGATTCAATCGATTGTTATCAATAAGCAAAACACCATCTCGGCCAGATACGGTGACTTGACTAATATCTTTACTTGCCGAACTATGTTCAACTTCGTTTATTAGACGCAAATCAAAGTCTGTGCTTTTCTTTCCGTCGAAGCTAATATAAGCCATACTAAATCATACGCCCCCTTTCTTGCCTAGTGTAGTATGCTAATTCTCTAATCAATCTGCGCATGTTATCAGGTGTAAAGAAGTCGCTATTTCCTTGCCCTGTGGCGTTAAGAGTGTAATTATTGGTTACATTTGATGTGCTATTAGACACACCAGCAGAACCACCGCCACCGAAACGATAAGCCAAGGAGGCGTTTAGACCTGACGCGATTTCTGCTGATTTTGGAATATCCAAGCCAAAACCAGAAACGAATTTAGCACTTGCATCAATCGTATTCTTGGCTAAGTCATCCATTGAGTTATCAACATACCAGCTGTATTTGTCGATACCAAGCGCCCAACCTTCAGGGATTGCTCGCCCGATTTTGTCACGAAATACCTTGGATGGTGAGTTGATACTCAGGGCGCTTCTAGCAGCAGACACAGCGCCGTAAGCGATACTTGCAGCAGCATTAGCTACTGATCCAGCCATAGCATAGATACCAGCTGTTAGACCTTCGCCAATGGACATACCTGCTCCGTATGCTGAGTTGTATCCGCCCTGCATTCCATTTGTAGCATTGTCTCTGAGAGACGAACCTGCGCTATGTGCAGATCCTTGGTGACTTTGGATTCCATCTGTAGCACCAGAACCAAAATCAGAACCAGCTTTGCGACCGTCACGACCGAGCGAGCTCACACTTGCATTAACTGTTTCTTTTAATGCATTCGACGCGCCTGTTACAATTCCTTGAGTTGAAGAAATACCAGTACCAACACCAGACCCAAATTGCGAACCTTTGCTCTGACCATCAGAGGCCATTGCGAGGAATTGCGCTGAAATAGCAATGTTCATCACTGATGCAGCACCCACGGCTAGCTGTTGACCTATTCCGATACCGCTTGCGATACCTCCGCCAAATTCAGAACCTTTCGCTTGACCTTCGGAAGCCATGCCAGCAACAGAAGTGACTGCTCCAGCTTTCAAAGCGTTTGCAGCACCCTGAACCGCTTCGATACCGCCAGACACACCAGAACTTAGCCCCGAACCTAGTTCAGAACCTTTAGTCTGTGCGTCGCCAAATATGCCATCTAAAGCGCTTAGTGAAGCGCTCTTGAGCAATTCACCAGCCTCTTGTGCAACACTTTGGTTGTCTGTGATACCTTGCGCATACTGACCACTTACTTGCGCCCCGCTATTTCTTGCTTCTTCTGGTACACCATTAAAACCTTGTTTAGCCGATTCAGCTATTCCAGACATCGCTTGTGCAGCAGCAGCTATATTTGATGTGATACCCTCTCCGATTTTTTCGGGGATTTCACGACCTTGGACGTTAAAGCCTGCCGCTTGCAAAGCGGCTCTAAATTCATCTCCAATGGCCGTCACCATTGTTTGAACTTCTGGAGCTAATTCAGCACCAGTGGCGCGAAGTCCACGTAGGAAACCTTCTTTACCTTTCACGCCTGCTTCGTTCAGCTTGCCATTTAAGGTTTGCAACTGTTCATCTGAAGATTCCACCAAAGCGTGAACTTGAGCAGCTGCTTTCGGCCCTGCTTGTCTGAGCTGTTCCAAGAATCCTTGGTCAAGACCTCTTTGAGCAAGAGTGGTCAAATCATTAGACCAGCTTTCTACCGCTTCAATATTAGTTTGCAAATTGGCAATCATCTGATCCACAGATACAACCGTCTGTTGTTCAATAGCTTGGAACGCATTCTGAACTTCGTTACGCATCGTCTCGTATTGCGAACGCATATCTTCAACCAACTTGCGCTGGCTTTCGTTCATGGTATCCCAAGTCAGGATTTGACGGCCCGAAGCGTCTTCAACTGCTTTAGCGCTTGCTTCTGCAGATTTAACAGCGGTATTAGATGTCTCTTCATACTGAGATTCCAAGCTCTTGAGACTGCCTTCTAGGTCGCTGAGTTGCTTACCAGCTTCTTCTCTGACCTTCTTCAGGGCAACCTCTTTGATTGTGCTGTTACTTGCACTTTCGCCAAGTTTCTCTTCGGCGTCTTTCAGCTTGCTCTTGACATCTGCGATTTTGTCTTCAACTTCCAGCTTCTGCTTAGCAATTTCAACTAAGCGCTGGTTTGCTGCCTCTGCTTCTGCCGATTGCTTAGATACTTCAATCTGTCTACGGATAGCGTCCGCAGTCATGTTGATTGAGCCTGTTGCTTTATCATAGACAATATTCAGGCCAGATACATTATTATTTAATGTTTGAGTTGCAGCAGCAAGCTCTTTCTTCTGGCTAGCTGTTTTCTTTTGGACAGCACTTAGTTCTTCAATCTTCCTGACAAGTTTTTCATTCTCGTCAGCAGTAGCCTTTATTTCACGTCTGTGGTCTTCATAGCGTTCTTTGCCTTGGGCAACCTCATCATTTAATTTCTTGATGGATTCTTTGTGCTTCTCGGACGCTTCACGGGCTTTCTTCTGCTCGTCAGTCTCTCTGGATAGCCAACTAACAAAACCGATTAATGCGCCGACAGCAACGGCTATTCCTGCGGTCGAAAGACTAGCAAACGCAGTGCCAAGCGTTAACGTAGCCCCTTCAGCAACCGTAGCCGTACTGATAAATGACAAGAATGACTGGATCAAACCAGCTACCCAACTCTTGACACCATTAATAACAGCGAGCGCTAGCATTGCACCTTTAAAGGCCAACGCTCCAGCGACTGCTCCCATAATGATTGGGGTCAGAGCGTCAAAGATAGGTTTCAAAGTGCCTAGTACATTATTTACCGACTGCACAATTGGAACCAGTCCTCTGATACCGTCTGTGACAAATTTAAAGAAGCCGTTAACGCCAGCTTTTAGGCCATCCAAGTTCTTGGCAATACTTTTGCCAGTAACAGCTTTACTCAGGTCATCAAAGGCTTTCATGACATTTGCTATACCCTTTGCAAACGCATTTACAATGTTATTCCAAGAGGTCTGGATACCTTCGCTGTTCTTCTTGGCCATTTCTGCAAAACCGTTCGTGCCTTGGTTCAGCTCAATCAGACGTTTACTAAACTGCTTAAACGTGATTTCACCGTTCAGCAAGGCTGAGTAGAAGTCTTTTTGTGCAGATTCACCAGCAAAACCAAATGACTCGGCTGTCTTCTGCAAGGCGTAAGGCATGGTCTCTTGCAAGGTCTTCCACGATTGCATATCAACCTTACCAGCTGATAACATCTGGCTAAATTGTTGCAGACCACGGCTTGCGTCTTCCGTAGACGCACCAGACGCCAAGAACGCATTATTTAAGGCCAATGTGAGCTTGGTTGATGTCTTGAGGTCGCCAGTCATAGACGTTAGCTTCTGTGTCGTTTTAACAACGTCATCAAGCGTTGTAGGTAAGCCGTCAATTCCGTCTGATAGCTCTTTTGTGGAATTGGCTACATCTTTTGCGCTAAATCCTAGAGACTTCATCACTTTTGGGTAGCGTTCCAGCGTATCAAAACGATTAATCGCTTTGTCTAAAGATGCGCTGACCAAATCCATTGCTGAGCTTGCCAATTTAAAACCGACAGCGCCGATAGAAAAGTTCTTGATGGATTCTTTGATTTTGTCAAAGCCTTTAGCACCTTGGCCAGCTTTCTCTCCGCTGTCCTTGGCTTTATTTCCCGCTTCGTCAAATCCACTTCCTGCGCCTTTGGCTACGTCACCAGCGTTCTTCGCTCGATCTCCTGCTTGCTTAAAACCATCACCGCCAGCTTTGGCCGTTTCGCTTGCGCTTTTAGCCTTGTCTCCAGCTTCTTTAAAGCCTTGGCCTGAGCTTTTGGCTTTGTCGCCAGATTCTTTTATCTTGTTGCTGGCTTGTTTAAAGCCTTCACCGCTTCGTTTTGCATCGGACTCAATCCGCTTCAAATCAGCCGATAAAGAAGACAGCTTCTGGCCATTCACTTCAACCTCAATGGTTATTTTTCCATCTGCCAAATATTATTCCTCCTCTCTATCTAGACTGTATTTTCTTTGTAATTTGCGCATCAAGCCCTTGTACTCGCTGGAGTCATGACTGCTTGGCTTCCACGACCTAATCTGGACAATCTTCATCATTGACGTATCGTCAGGTAATCCATTAAGCAGAGCCATAAATTCAGCCCACGTCAGTTTTCCTTGTTCGTCTAAGAGGTTGATGCCATACGCTTGTATAAAACTAGCGTATATATCCTGAGCATCTATTTCAAAATCAATTAAGCGGGCTTTGTCGTCCTCTTCTACTACTGGCATAGGGTTTCCTTGCCTATCATAGATAACAGGGTCTTTT